AGTTACTTCATCTGTCCCTAATTATCCTTTTTTGTGAGCTTTGTAGGCTCCCACAAAAGTAATCACTAAGCAGTCACCCCTCCCCCCCAGTCACTTTGCAGGCCAAGTTAGTTAGTGCTTACTTACAAGCCAAACTAATAAGTATACATATGATAAGTACACTTACTAATATAGTGACTGAGTAGTCTACACTGTGACTGCGTAGTCACTTTGTAGGCAGTGAGGCTGGAAAGTTACTGTGAAGGGGACGGTGTAGCACCTATTAAGGCATACCTATACTGGTAGGGATATATACTCTGGAGGGTATACAGTGTTGCTAATATACAACACAAACGCTCCGCTGAAGTTATCCACAGGTTACTCACAAGGTGTGGATAAGATACTCCTGGGGGTATACAGTTATCAACAGGTTAAGTCTTATATAAGAGTTAGAATTGTGGACAACTATGACTTGTAGTGTGGACAACTTCTGCCAAGGGGTCAGTGACCAAAACAGGAATAATCGCTCTGAGGCCGTTCTAGAGGCTTCCAGCCACTATGAAGAAAACTCACGCACCACATGAGAAAAAGTATGGATAAACTGTAGGTTGTAAGGTTCGTGTAAGGTAGGTCTGGATAATAGAGGTCATGGAAGGCAAGGAGCTGACCAGTCAACCACAAGGAGCACACAACATGACAGAGACCATTAAAGACATCTTGCAAGACCTCGCCAAGCACGGGCACGCAGTGATCAGAAACCACAGCATCAGGGAACTGAACGCCGCTCAAGACCTGATCGACGCAGGCATCTGCTACCGTTCGAATACGCTAGTAGGTTATTTTATCATCAAGTTTGGAAGCAAGGAGAACGAGGCATGAGTAACTATGTTTCTATAACGCAGGTTGGCGATAAAAGTGATAGAGTGCATCGCATAGGTGCACAATCAAAAGAGACTGACAAGTCTAAGGTGTTTACAGTTAAAGGTGTTGGGAACTCTTTTGTAATATTTGAAGGTGATCAACAGCTAGCATCATTCAAAACATTAACTAAGTGCAAAGAATATATTTCAGGAGTAACATTATCATGAGCAAAGAAACACTTTATGACGTATTGTCTGCAGTGCTGTTAGGTCTTGCATTGGCCTGTGGAGCCTTAGCCTATTTCGACGTATTGGTCGCATAAGTGACAGTCTACCATGTTGGAGTGTGACAGACTCCAATGTAGTGCACTATCGCACGTAACAGGCTACGGCCTAACTTTGAAAGGTTAAACATGAAATACACAATGACACGCCACGTCTTCATTGACATGATGAAGGCTCAACGTCCTGACAACTTCACCTATGAGGCCTTGAATCTGCTTTGGGATCACTTTGAAGAATGGGAGCAGGACACAGGTGAAGAAGTAGATTTTGACTGTATCTCAATCTGCTGTGACTTCTCTGAGGACACTCCAGAGGCTATCGCTCAGAATTATTCGATTGACACTGAAGGAATGACTGAAGGTCAAGCCTTGGATGAAGTCATGCAAACATTGAAAGATAACGGGGCTTTTATTGGTCAAACTGACTCAGGTGCTATTGTCTATTTAAACTATTGAAGGACATAAACAAATGAATACTAAACTACTCAAACACTCACGGGAGCTATTCAAGTCATATGATGTACCTGAGCACGTAAGGCGTGATTATCGTCGCAAGTGGATCAGATCAGTACGTCTATTAGGTGACAAGTGGCTATTGGCTCAGTCAGTTCAACGTAAGGAAGCAAATGTATAAAATAGTCAGCATTTCATCAGGGATTGTTGTCGCTACCTTCAACAAGCTCAGTTTTGCTCAGGAGTGGCTTCTAGATAATAATAATCTAGAGGGTCAACCTGCGAACCTTTATAAACTTGTCATAACTAGGAAGGAATCTAAATAATGAATAGATCATCAAAAGCATTAGACCTATACCACTTAAAGAATATAATGAATACTTATCTTTACCATATGTTTGAATCTGCACACGCAGAAGATTATCATCACGCATTGTTTTATCAGTTTATGTTATTGACATATCAGGATGAAGTAAAGGATTTTTATAACTCAATGACAGATCAAGATCATCAAGAACATGCGGATATGTTTATGATTGCAATAACAGGGCGGGGGATGTATGAGTAATACTAGAACATTTGAATTTCAGACGCTATTGTCAGACAGTAGGGCTTGTGTCTCTGTCTCATGTGAAATTGATGAATATGGAGACCCAGTAGAGTTTAACCATGTACTTTATGAGGGCTTTAACGTCTATGATGTACTGTCAGACGATCAATGGGTAAACCTAGAATATGAGGCTAGAAAGAAGTATCTTAAAGAGAAAGATACTCAGGCGGGGATTGACTACGATCTAAACCATGCCTAGAAAGGCTTTAAAGGCCTATTTAAGCCGACTTTGAAAGAAATACATGAAAGGACTACTATGTTATCAGAAATTGACTTAAAAGACTGGGATGAACAACCTTCTAAACCTTTATACGATGTACCTAAAGAAACACCTATAAAGACTCACATTGGTTTGTTATGGTTTAAGCACATAGACGGGGCTTATAGTCTGTGCTACGATGTAGAAGGACACCCAGTGCATATGCAAGCATGGGCAACTGTTAACCCTTTTAAAAGGAAACCTACGAAATGAATGAATATTGTTATCAAGTAAGCCCTACGAAGTCAGTATGGGTGATGGCCTCTAGTGAAGAGGAAGCTGAAGGTAAAGTGTTTGAAACCTTAGGCTATGATCCTGAAGAGATGGAATTGATAGAAGTCACGGAGAATGTATGAAGTGCCTATGCTGTGACAAGATGCTGACAGACTTTGAAGCTACACGTAAACACGCTGTAACAGGAATGTTCATTGATCTGTGTCAGCAATGCTTTAAAACTGTACAAATGGACGCTAACCTACCTACAAAGGATCGTAGAGACTTGATCTCAGAGGATGACATCGACGACAGTGTAGAAGGTGAAGATGAACATGAGAGTAACATTGGTGACACCTTAGATGGAAAGGACTATTGACAAGATCATAAAAGTATGCTACCCTTACTTTAAAGTACCTATGATGTTTCATAGAAGTCTTTAAAGTTAAATACACTATTAAAGTAATATTATAAGTAATATACTTATAAAGTAACTTTAAAGTTAAGTAGGACTCTTAAAATTTATAGACACTAACCCATTGAAAGGATAATTATGTCTATTGAAATGATTGATGATGATGTCGATATGGATGTCGTTAAATATGAATGTTGGTATTGGTCTGTCATTGACAGTATGGCTGACTTAATCTTGAATAATGGTCGTGACAGAGTTATGGCTGACGTAGCTGATGTCGTGATTAAACGTTTAGGTGATGGTTATGTTCCACCTGTCGAAGATCCGCTACCATGATGATGGCATTGTTTGTCTTCATAGTAACTTTAATTAGACTGGTACTTACAAAGTGAGCAAAGCGAGCGTAAAATGACTGATATTGACGATACAAAACCTTGGCCTTTCCCGTCTACACCCTTAGCAGGTGGCTCAAGCCTTAAAGCTTTAGCTGACACGCTGTCAATGCTAGAGGATTTCACAGCTTTTCAGCTTCGAGGCGACATCTACTATGGATACCCTGATAAAAAGGCTCTAAAGACCATTGAAGGCCTTAGGAGTGCCCTTGGCACGGAAGAGGCATTAAACAATGAAGCTTAGCATAGTACGTAAACCAAGTGAGTCAAAGTTTGTAAAGCACATACCCTGTGAGTACTGCGGTAGCTCAGATGCAGGTGCTTTATACGATGACAATCACACCTATTGCTTTAACTGCCATGAAACTCACCATGAGAATGAATATGATGACTTCACAGTTAAGCGAGATGCAGTACAACCACGAAAGACAGTCATGATAGAGCCTAAAGGGACTATTAAATCGATACCTGACAGAGGTATTAACTTACAAACCTGTGAGAAGTACGGAGTCACTCAAGATGCACAGAATCACTTTTACCCTTACACTGACGACAGTGGAGCCATTGTCGCCTACAAAACACGAAGAGTTGCTGAAAAGTCTTTTTCAATTAACGGAACCTTTCACAATGCACGGTTGTTTGGGCAAGGTCTCTTCCACGCAGGAGGGAAGTATGTCACAATCTATGAGGGAGAACTGGATGCACTTGCAGGATACCAATTAACAGGATCTCAATGGCCTAGTGTAAGTATTCGTAACGGGGCACAAGCAGCTCTGAAGGACTGTAAAGCTCAGTATGAATGGCTTAACAGCTTTGAGAACATTGTGATCTGTTTTGATGCTGATGAGCCGGGTAAGAAAGCTTCTAAAGAGGTAGCTGAACTGTTTGGACAGAAGGCTAAGATCGTTAAGCATTTGAGTGGCTACAAAGATGCTTGTGATTACCTCATCGCAGGGGCTACCAAAGAGTTCGTGAATGAGTGGTGGAGAGCTGAGGTTTACATTCCAGATGGAATTATCAATGCTGCCTCACTGTGGGAGGAAGTGATCAAGCCTGAAGCTAAGGCCGAGGCCATGTACCCTTGGAAGGGCTTGAATAAGCTTCTCTATGGTATGCGTCCTTCGGAGTTAGTCACAGTCACAGCAGGTTCAGGCTTAGGTAAGAGTCAGTTCCTACGTGAGATCTTGTTTAACATTCTGAACACTACGAAGTGGAACATTGGAGGGTTATTTCTCGAAGAGTCAACTCGTAAGACAGCTAGAAGTATCATGTCTTTGCACGCTAATAAGTTGTTGCACTTACCTGATACACCTACTAATGAACAGGAACTTAAAGATGCTTTCGATGCAACTCTTGGCAGTAATCGTATTTATCTCTTCGATCATTTCGGCAGCAGCGATGTTGATAACATTAGCAACAGAATCCGTTACATGGCTAAAGCTTGTGATTGCCGTGTTATCTTTTTGGACCATATTAGTATCGTTGTGTCTGGTCAAGATCTTGGTGATGAGCGTAAGGCTATTGATAACATGATGACGAAGCTTCGTACACTGGTTCAAGAGTTAGAGATTACATTGATCTGTGTAAGCCACCTTCGTAGGCCTCAAGGTAATGCAGGACATGAGGATGGACAAGCTGTATCGTTGTCTCAGTTGCGAGGCTCAGGATCAATTGCTCAGTTGTCAGACGCTGTGATTACATTGGAGCGTAACAGTATGGCTGAGGATGAGAATGAACGTCACAT